CATCGCATCCCAGATGGGGGTTTCGGTCAGAACCGTACACGCGCATCTGGCAAACATTTACACAAAGTTTAAAGTTCAAAACCGCTCGAGCGCTATACTTTTTTGGTTAAACAAAGAAGGACAGAGCTGCGGAAAGCTGCTTCAAGGCACACGCTGCCTGTAGGCGAGTTTGCGAGCCGTACAGAGCTGGGTCCTAGCGGATACCAAGGCGGGAGCCGCAGTACCAAGAGGGCACGACGCGCATAAAACGCAGGTCGGGACGCTGTAAACGCGGGCACATTCAACCGTTGGGGAGTAATGAAGAGAATAATTTTACACTGGAGCGCGGGCACTTACAAGCCAAACGCGCACGAAAAAGCTTGCTATCACTACCTTATAGACGACAAAGGCAAATGCCACGCGGGCAAATACGCACCTGAAGACAATCTGGACTGCCGCGACGGCTTATACGCAGCGCACACAGGAGGTCAAAACACAGGCTCTATCGGAGTTTGCATGTGCGGTATGCACGGTTACCGCTCGCCTATCGAAGTCGGCGACTTTCCGTTGACCAAAATCCAAGCGGAGAGTACTTTTAAGATTTGCGCGCTTTTGTGCAGAAAGTACGAAATTCCTATAGACAAAGACCACGTAAAAACGCACAGGGAAGTGGGTTTAGAGCTGCCGCGAAGCTCAAGCGCAGGGAAAATAGACATAACCTACCTGCCCTTTGAGCCAAACCTTTACCCTGACGAGATTAGCGAGTACATAAGAAATAAAGTGCGGTGGTATTACAAACGCTTAGGCTACTGACCCTGAAAACTTTTAAGGAAACAATGAAAGATTTTTTCTACAACCTGCAAGGCGGCATAAACACAAGCCGCACAAAGATTGCTCTCGGCTCAGACGTTAAAAAGCTGTACTGGGACGATGCTTCCAATGTCGAAATACTGAAAAACCAAGGTATTTGCAGACAAAAAGGCAACGTACTTTTGTTCAAACTCAAAGACGAAGAAAAAATCGTCGGTATGTTTGAATACCCCAAAAACAGCACAGAGTTTGTCTTTGTGACCGAGAGCGGCAAAATTTACAAGTATGCAAACACTTTTTCAACTCCACAGTTGATATGTTCACTAGATAATACCGTTTCCGCTGTTTCATTTGCATACTTTCTTGACGGCATCGTCATTTGTACCGATACGAACGGCGGAATTTTCTTTGAGACACCGAAAAGCACCGAAGCCAAAAGCCTCAAACTCAAAAAAGCGGACGGCAAGGACGTTTGCTCCATATCGCTTTGTGTTTACGCAAGCAGAATATGGATAGGCAACGGCGCAGTCTTATATTTCAGTGCTCTGGGCAGGTTTGACGATTGGGAATCTTCCGAAGACGCGGGCTACATTGAAAAATTTCACTGCAGCACCTCTAAGATACTTGCTCTCAAAGAGTATATTGCCTGTCTTGCTATCTACAAAGAAGACGGCGTCTGGCTTTTGAACGGCACAGACCCCGATACGTTCGCCATTGCAAGGTTTGCGGACAAAGGAGTTTTTTCGCAAAACGCAGTATTAACCTACAACAATAAACAGTATTTCGTAAACAGGGGCGGTGTTTTCACGCTTGAACAAGCAGGAGACCTTTCCCAGATAAGCCTCGGGGCGAACATAGCCGCGCCGATTCAAGAATACTTTGAAAAAATTGACTATTTTAAACTCCAAAATACTATTCTTCTGTCGGAAGAGACCAGAAATAAAATTTGGCTCTTCCTTCCCTTTTCAGGCCGCACGAGCGTTAACAACATTTTAATTTACGATTGCTATTGCGGGGCTTGGCTTAAGAGGGTGATACCGTATGAAATCAGTTGCGCCGCAAACGTTTTCGACAAAGTGTACACGGCGAGCGCGGAGGGCGAAGTTTTCGTTGAGAACACGGGAAACACTTTCAACGGAAAAGCAATCAAGTTCAATGTTTCGACCCCGTTCTTCCATCTGGGGCAGCCCTCGACACGCAAAATCATTGAACATATGAATTTTATTTTTGACGAGAGCCACGAAAACCGTTTTAAATTCGCTGTTTCCAAGGACTATGTGTCCTCTGAAAGTTTTGACATTGAGCAGGTGGACACCATTCAGCCCGATTGCCTTGTGTGGCAAGCACTCGACGAAGAGGACTACTTCAAAAGCTTGTGGGGAGACGACAAGCACTCCTTTAACTGGGCTGACCCCATCGAAGAAGCCTACAAAACGGAGATTTTCGACTCAAACACTTCCGTGCAGCTCCACATCTCCGGAGAGGAAATCGGGGACGACTTTGCCCTTGTGGGGATTGAGTTTAAGGAGATTATTCCTGACGAGTGACGCGTATATTTATGACGCCATTGAGATAAGAATGGCGAAAGGCACCACCATAAAGGTTAAACCGCCATAGAAGAACACGTAAAACAAGTCACGGCGCTTGATTTTCTCATAAGGAAAGCCAAAAGCACATTCATTAAAGGGTCTGAACCTTTGACACCAGAAGACGAGTATTACAATGCTCATGTAAATGAGAAAAAGGCTGACAGTGTGCCTTAGGAAGTTGTGGGTCGCGATGTTGTAGCTAAGCGCGCCGTGCGCGTGGTTTGCGGCGGAGTATACAAAATAAAACAGCTCAATCAGGGCGTTTATCCAACCAAACAACGCGAGAAAATTCAACAACGAACTACTATAAAACTTGTCCACAAGAAAATTATACCATTTTTTTTGAGGCTGTGTCAACGATAATTAAGATGACGAGGGGTAAAAAACAATCCGCGAAAGTCTTTAGGCGGCGGGTCACAGGGCAGCATCGTGAGCGAAACCGAAAGGCCGCCCCCGCAAGCCGTACAAAAACTCCCCCGCGGGGAATCATGGTAATTAAACGGCCGCAGGGAATGAGTAAATTCGGCTCCTGTGGGCTTCGGGCTTACGCATTTAGTAAGGAATAACGATGAGTGAAAAAAAAGACCACGAGGCGCTTTTGAGCCTGAACCTGCCTTCGCAGAAGGCTATAAACGAGGAAATTGAGGAGCGCATCAAAAAACTGAAAGCCCCGGGCAAAAAGGCTAAAGGGGCTGATATAACGGACATTAAGAAGGCGGGCGAACAGGAGATTTTTTCTAAAAACGCCTGTTGGACTATGACCAACCTCAAAACCCTTCAGGAGTTTGAAATCACGGGCGTGAATGCCGATTTTAGTCTTCAGGGGATGCCGCATATCAGGGAAATGCTTGTAAAGGGCGAAATTGACGGGTTTTTGAGGGGGGACTGTTACGTGAAATTTAAACACGTGAGACAGGGGTGAACCCTGAATGGCTGCGTCGTCGCAAGCGACACCCTCCCTTCTAAGCCTCACAAAGTTCGGCAAGAAGACGAGCTGTAGCAGGCGTAAAGGGTGAACTCATTGATGGCGAGAAGTGAGTGGAAAGTGGTGTTTACACCAACTTTCGCCACGAATGCCGAGCCAAAAGACCGCAGGTCTTATAGGCGACGTAAGAGTTTGCTTGCAAACTCCACAGGAGCCGAATGCGTGAGACATGCGTAAGCCAGGGGCGCGAAAGACACAGCGTTTTCACAACAAACAAGGTGGAGCTTGGCGAAATGCATTTACATTCGCTAAAGCCGCTCCAATCACTACATTTCATTCCCCGCAGGGGGAGTTTTTATACGGTTTGCGGGGTGCAAGCACCACAGGCAGTTAAAACCAGAAGCCCAAACCCTTTAAGGAGAAATTTATTTATGAAAAAACGAACGAGCCAAAGCGGAAAGCTTGCTTTCAAATTTGCGAGTGAGAGCTTCAAAAGACCGGAGGTCTTATGAACTATTTTGAAATATTCAACAAAGTAATGCTGGAGCTCAACTACAGGCCTGTTGTGCTCTTTGAAAACATCTTCAAAACAGAGCACCTGCGCATTTTGGAGAACATAAACCGCGTAAACGTCGATGTTTGCACGGCCTTCAACTGGTCTTTCCTCGAAAAAAAGACGCTTATAAAGCTTGATGCGAACACATCCGAGGCCGAGCAGGGCATAGCGGGGCAGATAACAAAAGTCTATGACGGGAAAAACAGACTTACCTTCATACCCGACCACGAAAGCTTTTACCATGGTTCGCCCCCTCAAAACTCTTACGGTTACTTCAACGACAAGATTCTTTTCGGCAAAGCCGCACATCCGCGTGAGTTAACGGTGTATTATAACTCTTCACAGCTTGCACTGGACGCCGGGGGCAGCGCGAAGGATTCCATGGACGAAAAAGAAGACCGCTCCATCATCCCAATGCCTTACGCAGAGCAGATTCTCGTTTACGGAACGTGCATGAAGACCAAGGCGAACCCCGCGTATCCGAAGTTTGGCTTTTGGAACACGCTTTACACCATGTCGCTTGTGAATCTGCGCGCAAAGTGCAGTCCCACGAGCGAAGACGCCCCGACTATTGTGTTGAATACGTGAGACAGACGCGAGGCTCATAGGGCAGCGCCGTGCAGGCGGTGACCGAGAGCCGAACAATTGATGGCGAGAAGTGAGTGGAAAGTGGTGTTTACACCAACTTTCGCCACGAACGCCGAGCCAAAAGACCGCAGGTCTTATAGGCGACGTTGCGAGCGACCGTCGAACGTTAGTGAGACAGCGAGCGCACAAAACTCTGAAAGAGTTTTGCCAGGAGCCGAATACGTGAGCCCTCTTGGTACTTCGGCTCCCGCCTTTTCCGCCTGTGCCATCAAAGATGGCTTCTCTCGCCCCCTTCGCTCGAGCGTGGGGTCCCTACTCGTTAAACACTCGTGCGGTCGCTCGCGTCCTTACGGACATCACGGGCAGTAAATTCATTCTTCATCA